TGAAAGAAGCAGAAGCCAGAGAGAAGCATGGCTGGGTCACTGTTAACGGTGCAGGTAGTGTGATTACGAATAAAGAATAAAATAAAAAAGCCAAGACACTCTCTGTCTCAGCTAATAGTTCTCGCAAAGACTATTATATCACAAAGGAGATAGAGAGTGAACAAGGCTAAAGAGTTACTTGATGAACTACAGAATTTGGATGAAGAGATACAGAGTCGAATAGACGAGCTTGCTAATCTTGAAGCTAGTTTGCTTTCTAGCCCTAAAATAAGCATGGATAAGGTTCAAGGTGGTCAGAAGGTTCGATTAGATGAACGTTACATCGATATTTTTAGCATGCAAGATTCCTTGAAAGAGTACATGAAGCAAGCAACTGCTGAAGCTATCCAGCGCAGAATTGAGCTCAGTAAATTGATTGATAAAATGCCTAAGCCTGCAAGTCGAACAATTCTAAGGATGGTGTATATTCAGAAAGCAAACGTGTATGATATGATTGAATTTTTACGATGCAGCAAGACCACTTTTTACAAAAAGAAGAAAGATGCAATCCGTGAATTGGGTGTTGTAGTTGATAAAAGCGAACTAATGTGAACTAGGTTGAAGCGCACTAGTCTAACAATCGTGCTATTATAGTATCATCAAGAATTAAGGGTAAGGCAGTAAGCCTTCCCTGACATGGAGAGTTGGCAGAGTCAGGTTGAATGCGCCCGTTTGCTAGACGGGTGGTCGCCTATGTGCGGTCCGTGGGTTCAAATCTCACACTCTCCTTTGAGTGTTTGTGTCCCATAATGGGGTAGGTAGTAGGCTTAGCATTCATAAATTACTCATTAACTTATTAAATGGTCGGCAGTAGCGACTGGACCTTGCATGATTGCGTAGCTAATTATATTCCGGATAAGTTATAAGCTAGAGGGTTTGATTCCCTCAGAGGTTTTAAATGACTACAAAAAATAAAAAAAGGAAAACTTTCAAATTGATTACTAATTAACACGCAAGGTAGTAGTCGTCTTGCATTTTTTAAAAAGGCTTTTAGTGTAGCGGTAACACAACAGTCTCCAAAACTGCTATCGTGGGTTCGATTCCTGCAAAGCCTGTGAGAGGTCTTGAAAAGGTCGCACATCGTGTGGCTTTTTATTTTTGAAAGGATTGCATGAAACCACAAAAGCTTACAATACTTAGAGGTAGAAGAACCTCAGTAGATTATGATCAACGAAACGATGAATATACTGAGTACAATCGTACACGCTGGAAATACGACAAGGATGTCAAGAGGTTTTATAATTCATCTATCTGGAAGCGAACAAGTAAGCAAGTGTTGCTTGAGTCTGATTATGTTTGTGCGATGTGTGGAGATGAAGCGACAATGACTGACCATATCATCAGTGTTAAACAAGATTGGTCCAGACGATTAGATAGAAATAATCTTCAAGCAAGTTGTAAGAAATGTAATGACAAGAAAGCAATCAAAGAAAGATATTCTTTTTAGTTCTTTTATTGTCAACCTTGTGTAAAATAAAGAGAAATTTTAATATAAAAAAACGATATTGAGCCAGCTGAGGTAAGGGAATTGCTAAGGAATCGGTTGGTTTTTGTACGGAAATACCCCCGTTATTTTTAGACGGGGGGTAGTTATTGTTCGGGAATAGGAACGCTGCCCTCTTCTGTGCAAAAAATTCCGTTTTTGAAATGTCTCAACTGTCAAAACAAGTGTAAAGGAGGTGTATTATGGGACGAAAAATGAAGATAGTCGAAACGACTAAAAGTCACCTGACGAAAGAAGAAAAAATAGCTAGAAAAGCCATACAGGAAAAGGCTTCGGACGGTTTGGATGCGTTGCAACTGACGCCTCCAAAACATTTTGATCCGATTGCTAAAGCTGAGTACAAACGTGTGATTGAAGATCTTAGAAAGCTACCCCTAAGAAACTTAGATCGAGCAGTATTAGAAACCTACTGTACCTGGTATGCAGTCTATAAAGAGATATCTCGTGGACTACAAAAAGAAGGGTATGTGTATGAGACGGAGAAAGGTAAGGTTCTACCAAATAAGATGTTGTATAGTTTAGAGCGTGCTACTACTAATCTATCAAGAGCGGCATCGCAGTTGGGATTAACCGTGGATAGTCGCATGAAATTATTTGTGCCACAAGTTGAAGAAAAGAAAGAGAGTATTTTTGATAAGTTCGGTAGTTAGGAGGTGATTATGTGGAAGATGTAGCTTATCGATACGCTTTAAAGGTAGTGAATGGCGATATTATTGCAAGTAAAAAAGTTATAAAGGCTTGTAAGCGTCATTTAAGAGATTTAGAGCGTATGGATGATGAAGACTTTCCATATATTTATCTACCTGACAAGGCTAAAAATCCTATTGATTTTATCGAAATGCTACCTGATGTCAAGACTGGTAAGCCATATCCACTGGCTGATTTCCAAAAATTCATTTTATCGAGTTTGTACGGATGGCGGAAAAAATCCGATACATCGATAAGAAGATTTAAAAAAGCCTTAATCAGTTTGGCTAGAAAGAACGGAAAGACTATTCTCGTTGCAGGAATTGCCCTGTACGATTTTTTATTTGGTCGAAACCCTTCTATGAGTCGTCAGCTGTTTTGTACAGCAAATGACCGCTCTCAGGCTCGTATAGCTTATGATATGATCCGTAAGCAGTTAGATGCTCTTAGAGCTCAGGATGAGGATATCAGGAAGGCTACGAAGATAGTCCGTGATGAACTTCGTAACTTGAATGATGAGAGTTATGTTCGTGCGTTAAGTCGAGATACCGGAGCGGTAGACGGTTTTGAACCGTATGTGGGTATCCTGGATGAGTTTGCAGCATCTAAAACAAATGAGATGATTGAATTGCTAGAATCCGGTCAAGGTCAGTTGGACAATCCTTTAATCTTGATTATATCGACTGCTGGAATGAACCTGAACGCTCCGATGCACACAATCGAATATCCATACATCGAGAAGATTTTAGATGGAGACGTGATAGATGATGGCTACTTTGCTTTTATTGCAGAACAAGACAATGAAGAAGAGATAGCGGACGAAGCAAACTGGATAAAATCAAATCCAATTCTTGAAGTAGAGGCGCTTCACGAAAAGATGATGGATTATCTTCGCAAACGTCGCAAAACATCGCTTGAGACTGGTACTGTCAATGAAGTTTTAATTAAGAACTTTAACATGTGGCGTCAATCATCAGAGGAATCTTACATGGATAAAGACAGTTGGTCTAAAGCTAAGATTGATAAACCAGATACTCGAAAACGTAGAGTTTGGCTGGGTGTTGACGTCGGTAGGTCAAGCGACTTATTTTCTATCTCTCCAATGGTTATGATGGATGATTATTGGTATGCTGATAGCTTTTCATTCGTGGCTACAAAGTATGGTTTGATAGCGAAAGAGAAGCGAGATGGTGTTTCTTATACCAATTTGGAAAGAATGGGTGAGTGCGAGATTACCACGCTTGAAAGTGGGGTTATCGATGATGAGCGTGTTCTTGAGAAGATTGAGGAAATGGTCTATGAGAATGACTGGGAGTTGCAAGGTATTTACTTCGACCCTTATCAGTTCGGTTCGTTATTGACTATGATTGAGAAACGACATCCAGAGTGGCCGTTGACACAAATACCTCAAACAACCATGGTGTTGAATATGCCAACAAAGCAATTCCGTGATGATGTTCGATTGGGAAAAATCAAGCATAGTGGAAACCAGTTGCTTACAATGGCAGTGAATAACGCTTATACTCGTGTCGATAACAACGGTATGAGGATAGACAAGAATAAAAATAGCAATAAAATCGACCCTCTGGACGCTCTTTTAGATGCGTATGCTGCTTGTTACCTGGAACCGTTCGACGGTACAGGATACTGGACGAATGAGAAAATTTTGAAAGGAGATTCGCTGTTTTGAGATTTTTAAATCAAATACATACAATCTTGCTATTAGTTGGATTATCTTTCTTCATCTACGGTATTTTCTTGATAGGTGAAGTATATGGGTATATCGCTACAGGATTGATATTGTGCCTGATAGGTGCATATATTGATAAAACGAAGTGATTGAGATATAATATCCTTTAAATAGGAGGGATATTTATGCCAAAATCATACAAAACTCAGTTGCTGGAAAGAATATCTGATTACAGAAACCAGATAGAAGAGATTGACCAAGAAGTAGACCAACTTGTTAAAGAGAGTAAAAAAGGTTTTCTTGCTTTCTTGTTTGGGGCAAGAGACTATAGCTTTAGGATTCAACCATTATTAAATAAAAAATCTGAGATACAACAGTGGTTGGGTAAACTTGAAGAGGAATTAGAAAAAGACTATGTTTATGGACGTAGGTTATTTGTAAAGGGAACTAAATACCGAGAAGAAGGAGAGGTTCCGTTTCGTAAATTAGCTGGTATCCCAGAAGATGAAGATGATATGTTTTGGCATGAAATAGTAAAAACAAAGAATTTCAAACTTGTTCCAGAACCAACTAATCAAGCAGATGAAAATGCAATAAAAGTAATGGTAGAGGGTTATTTTGTAGGTTATATTGACAGACGTTATAACAAAGGTTTGAAAAAATACGTAAATAATGATGATTACATTATCGAGGGTGAAGTCATAGGAACAGGAGGTTCTTTTGATGGCGATACAAGTTATCCGATACGTTACGATATAGAGTTAAGAATTAAGAAGAAATAGCATTCAAGAAAATTGAGTGCTTTTTTCAAAAAACCTCTTGACTTTTAGGCTTCGCTATAATATAATTTTGGTGAAGTCATAAAGTGAGGTGATGAAGTATGACTGCTAAAATCGGAAGACCGAAAAGTGAAAATCCTAAAAATCGCAGAGTGTCTATTAAGCTAACTGAATCTGAATTTCAAAATTTAGAAGAGGTTGCAAATAAAAAACAATTATCGAAGACACAAGCAATATTGAAAGGAATTGACCTTTTAAAATCCGAAAAATAAAAAAATACCAAGTGCTATTCAAACCGCCAAGCCGACTAGCACATGGTATCACCACAGAAGTGTTTCTGCATGAAATATTATATCATGCTGAGACGCTCTTTTCAAGGTACACGAAGGAGTGTTTTTATAATGGCAAAAATTGAATTAACAGAAGAACAATTGACTCAGCTAGGCTACGAACTTTCAGATATTCGAAGAACGGTTGAAATGGCAACCAATATGACAGAAACCTTAGCTTGGGTTCAACTTAAGGACGATACAGCTTTTAAAGAGATGGCTAAAAAGTTTTTTGATACTTTTAATGAACAATTCGGTTTACTTCATTCAACACTAGATGAAATTGCTTTTATTTTGATGAACTCAACAGATAAAGCAGAAATCTTAGGAAGTAAAATTTTTAACTAGGAGCATAAAAATGGAACTACAAATTTTTAAAAACGAACAATTCGGAGAAGTGAGAACGACAGAAATTAAAGGCGAGCCATTCTTTAATTTGAATGATTGTTGCCAAATTCTGGATTTAAGCAACCCACGAAAAACACTAGAAAGACTTAATCCAAAGGGTGTAACTAGTAGTGACATCCTTACAAATGGAGGAGTCCAACAAGCCAACTTCATCAACGAAGCGAATTTCTATAAACTTGTTTTTCAATCTCGCAAACCAGAAGCAGAGAAATTTGCTGATTGGGTCACTAGCGAAGTGTTGCCTTCTATTCGTAAGCATGGCGCTTATATGACCGACCAAGTAGCCTATAATATCACACACAACAAACAAGCCTTAGCAGACTTACTCCTTATGGCTGGTAATCAACTGAAAGAAAAAGAAGCAGTCATTAAAAACTTGGAAGCTGAAAAAGCTGTACTTTCCGTTGAAAATACCATCATGAAGCCAAAAGCAGACTATTTCGATGAACTAGTAGATAGAAACTTACTGACCAGCTTCCGAGAAACAGCCAAACAATTAAAAATCAAAGAACGTAAGTTTATTGACTTCTTGATGGAGAAAAAATACATCTATCGAGATAAGAAAGGCAAACTCCAACCAACAGCCAATAAAAACGATGGTTTGTTTGAGGTCAAGGAAACACTCAACGAAAAAACACAATGGTCTGGCACACAGACCCTCATCACACCTAAAGGCCGTGAAACCTTTAGACTACTATTTATTTAATTATGCCCTAACCGCGTCGAAATCGAGGCGGTTTTTTTGTACCCAAAAATAGAAAGGAGGTGAGAATAGAATGGCTTTTTTTCAATCTTTAGGGTCGTCAAAATTATCTTATGACGACTATATATCATCCGTGGTATCTGCCAATTCAAGCCCTGAATATACTGGTATCAAAGCTTTAAAAAATAGCGATGTCTTGACCGCTGTATCTATCATAGCTGGTGATGTGGCACGTTTCCCTCTGCTAAAAAAAGATTTAATGGGGAATATTGAGATAGATGAGAACATGAATTATCTTCTAAATGTGAAAGCTACTGGTAATGCTTCAGCTAGACAGTGGAAATTCGCAATGACAGTCAATACCATTTTAACTGGAAATTCATTTTCTCGTATTCTTCGAGATCCAGTAACTGGAAGAGCGATGGAATTTCAATTCTTTAGGCCATCTGAAACGACAGTTGAAGAAACTAATGACCACGAACTGATTTACACTTTCCGTGACCAGTTGAGTGGTAAAGAGGTTCGTTGTCACTCGGATGATGTCATCCACTGGAAGTTCTTTAGTCACGACACAATACTTGGACGCTCTCCATTATTGTCTTTGGGAGATGAAATCAGTCTCCAAAATGGCGGAATTAATACCTTGATTAAGTTTTTCCGTGATGGATTTTCAAGCGGAATTATTAAACTAAAAGGCGCTCAGTTGAACGGTGAAGCTAGGCAGAAAGCACGTATGGACTTCGAAAAAATGCGTGAAGGTTCAACTGGTGGAAGTCCGCTTGTATTTGACGATACTCAAGAGTATACCCCTCTTGAAATTGATACAAATGTCTTGCAGTTGATTACGTCAAATAACTTTTCAACTGCTCAAATTGCAAAAGCTTTGCGGGTTCCTAGCTTTAAATTAGGAGTGAACAGTCCAAACCAGTCTGTTGCTCAATTGACGGAAGACTACGTTACCAACGATCTTCCTTTTTATTTCGATGCAATTACTAGTGAATTAGGCTTGAAAGTGCTAGATGATGATGAACGTAGGGAATACCGTGTTGAATTTGATACTCGTAGCGTTACAGGGCGCAATGTTGATGAGTTGGTTAAACTTGTGAACAATCAAATATTAACACCGAACCAAGCGCTTATTGAACTTGGTAAAGAACGTTCTACGGATCCAAATATGGACCGTTATCTATCTAGTCTGAATTACGTCTTCTTAGATAAAAAAGAAGAATATCAAGCAATGAAAGGAGGTGAGACAAGAAATGCCGAAGAGAATCAAGATGAAGGGTCCGCTGATCTCGAATAATCAACAAGAAGTATACGATTATTTCGGAATGGAAGCGGTCAGTGCTAAATCTGTTGTTGATGCATTTCCGGAAGACGGTAGCGATATCGTGTTGGAAGTTAATTCCAATGGCGGTTTGGTAACAGTTGGGAGTGAAATCTATACTGCATTACGTTCTTATTCTGGGCGTGTCACGGTTGAAGTAACTGGGATGGCTGCAAGTGCTGCTAGTGTGGCGATCATGGGAGCGGATTCGGTGCGTATCAGCCCAACTGCACAAATCATGATCCATAAAGCATTGTTACCGTGGGTTTCAGGTAATAGCGATGATTTGGACAAAGCATCAAACGCTTTAAAGGCTAGCGACCAAGCTATCGTTAATGCTTATGTGTCTAAGACAGGTCTTAAAGAGTCCGTTATCATCGACATGATGAAGAACGAGACCTTCATGAGTGCTGAAGAAGCGGTTGAAAAGGGTTTTGCTGATGAAGTGATGAACTTTGAAGACCGTGAAGCTGTTGCAAGCTTTGGGACAGGAATGTTACCACAAGCTGTTATTGATGACTTCTTCGCTAATAAATCGAATCGTAAGAACGAAATCGAAGCGATGAAGCTAGAGTTGGAAAAAGAAGAACTACTAAAAGGGCTATAGGCTCTTTTTTTATACCCAAAAAGGAGAATTTAAAGGTATGTTTAAAGAAAAAATGAAAGAACTGAAAGCACAAATTATGAATATTGGTGCTGAAATTACTGCTAAAACAGAAGAATTAAAATCTGTTTTGAACAACGAAGACCTCGAGAAAGCTCGTGAAGTGCGTGCTGAAATCGATGTTTTGAAATCTCAAAAAGCAGAAGCTGAGAACAATCTAAAAGCATATGAAACTGCAGAAGTTGGTTCTGATGTTAAAACTGTTGGACAAGCTCATAAAGTTGAAGAAGAAACTAAATCTTATCGTGAATCTGTAAATGAGTTTATCCGTTCAAAAGGTCGCATTCGAAATGAGGGCCTTCGTTTTGAAGGACAAGATGAAGTGCTTGTCCCTATGAATGAGGCAGTTAATCCATCCACTGATGGATTGAAGAAAACAGGGACTGAAAAAGTAACTAGCAAAGAAATCGTTACTACACCAATTCGTGAAGTTAAGACCGTTCTTGACCTTAAACAATTCGTGACAATTCACAAAGCATCTAAGGGTGAAGGTTCATACCCAATTCTTAAACAAGCTACATCTAAGATGGCAAGCGTAGAAGAATTGGAGAAAAACCCAGCTCTTGCTAAACCCGAATTTACAGAAGTCGCTTGGAAAGTTAAGACTTACCGTGGTGCTATTCCACTTTCACAAGAAGCGATTGACGATGCAGATGTAGACTTGCTTGCTATTGTCGCTGAGGCAGCTACCCAAATCAAAGTCAACACCACAAACGACGCAATCGGTGGTATTTTGAAAACATTTGAGGCGAAAGAAGCAGCGGATTTAGATGCTATCAAGGCTATCTTGAATGTCAACCTCGACCCTGCCTACAATGTGTCATTTGTAGTTTCTCAAAGTTTCTACCAAAAATTGGACACAATGAAAGACAAGAACGGTCGTTACTTGCTTCAAGACTCTATTGTTTCTGCGTCAGGGAAAGTATTCCTTGGCCATCCAGTATTCGTAGTTGCTGATACTGCCCTTGGCGAAGCTGGTGAGGCTAAAGCCTTCGTAGGTGACATCCAACGTGGTGTACTATTTGCAGATCGTGTAGATCTTGGACTTCGTTGGACTGATAATGAAATCTATGGTCAATACTTGCAAGCAGTTGTGCGCTTTGATGTTAAGAAAGCTGATGCAAAAGCTGGTTACTTTGTAACTATGCCCTAATACGCCCCCAGTTAGCGGGGGTGTCTCACGGTCAGCGGTAACATCAATCGTACCAACCGCAAGTAACACCAAACAAGAAATCATGGCTTATTTAGATAGCAAAGGGATTTCTTACACAGCCTCACAATCGAAAGAGCAACTACTAGACTTGATTGGAGGTTAGAACGATGGAAGAAAAAATGGTTAAGCTGCTAAAAGAAGTAAAGTTGTACTGTAAAATCGATTATGGTTTTGAAGACGACCTTCTAGTAGAGCTTATCGAATCGGCACAGGAACAGATTTGTTTTGCTATTGATAGTAATCTCAAACCGGAAGATTTGGAAGCTTATGCAAAATTCCGTCTAGCGGTAAAGAAACAAGTAAAAGAAGAGTATGAACATCGGGGAATGTCTGCAGATACTATGCGCTATCCATTAGCAAATGGTGTTCTAAACATCATCCACCAACTCAGGACAAGGAGGGAAGTTAATGCGAACACGTAAGATGAATGTTCGCATTACTTTTTTTCAAAAAGTAGGTGGACAGAATGAAGATGGAGAAGTATTGGACTTTGAAAAGAAAAACTTGTATTCTTGCTGGGCTGAAATTTCAAAAACGACTATTAAGGATTTTCGTGAAAGTGCGACTGTTACAAAAGCTAGTGGTTTATCTGAACACAAAGATACTAAAACGTTTTTGATTCGCCATCTCCCAAAATTACCTTTTGATAATTCTTGCCATATCGACTTTGATGGATGTGAGTATCAAATAATCGCAATCGAACGAGATTATGCGAATAAAGAGTTTGATTTAATCGCAGGAGTGATGATGTCATGACGAAAGGATTGGATCTTTGCCTTAAAAATCTTACGATACTTGAAGCAAAAGCGCCTCGTGTTGCTCGTGAAGCTGTAACAGAAGTTGCTCAAGAGTTCAAAAAAGAACTTGAAAATAATACTCCGATCTACAAGGAAGAAACTCTTTATAGAATGAAAGAAGATGTAAAAATCAGTAACTTCAAAAGTGGTGGTGATGCACCGTCAAAAGATATCGGATATGGTCGCTCAACAGGTTGGCGTGCTAGATTTCCAGATGACGGAACAATTTATCAAAAGTCTCAAGGGTTTGAGGAAAAAACAATAAATGCAATGACTCCTCGTGCCAAAGAAATCTATCTAGAAAAAATGAAGGGGGTGTTGGGTAAATGATTGCTGAAACAGAAGCTTATAAACTTTTGATAGCGGATGAACTTCTAAGTCAATTGTTTAATCAGTTCAGAGGCAAGGCGTTTCCAAAGGAATATAAGCAGGGTATTTTTACTTATGATATTCCTGAAAAACCAATCAACATGAAACAAAAAGAACTTGCTCCATTCGCAAGAATTTACTCCACTTACGAAACACCTCATGAGTATGCAGACGATAGAGTAATTGCGATGGAACAACGTATTACAATCGATTTTTGGTGCAAGAGTGCTAAACAAGCCGACCAAATCAACAAACGATTGGATACGGTACTAGAAAGTGGCGGCTTTGAACGCTACACAGCAAATGAGAAACCCAGATACATGGATAGCGATATTGGATTATTAATGAATGTCCGAAAATATCGCTTTTTTGATTGGGAAGATCTCGAAGAAGAAAGGAAAGAAATAAATGTCTAAAGTAAAATTTGGTTTACGTGGTTTTGAATATGGAGTCTTGAATGCTAAACACGTTATTGAAGGCGATACTAAAAAAATCCCTGGCATCAAGAGTGCGAAGTTGGATATCACAAATGAATTGAATACTATCACAGCAGATGATGGGCCATACGTTGTATTGTCTTCTGGTATCACTGGAACAACCCTTGAAGTATCATGGCTTGATTTGGGTAGTGATGCTCGTAAAGATTTCTACGGCATCACTGTCGAGAATGGTGTTGAAAAATACAGCAAGAAGATGACGCCAAATGATATCGCTTGTTTGTTCCGTACAACTGGTGATGACGGTAAAGGTATCTGGGTTGGTCTTCTTAAAGGGAAGTTCTCGCTTCCAGGAATGGATTTGGAAACGAAAGATGGTTCACCAGATCCTAAAAACGATACTGTATCAGGAAGCTTCGTAGCTCGTGGAGACGAAGACGAAGGACTTGTAATTGTAGTTGGTCGTGAAGACAACCCACAATTCCAAGAAGCTGAATTCCGTAAACTCGTCTTCCCAAAGTCGTAAGCGGTTCTAGTTCTGAACGAACAGCAACCGCTGAATCAGGCGCAGTAAGACAAGATGCATAAGGATAGGCTTGGTTATTCCAAGCCTATATTTTTTAAGGAGTAAAGAATGTTTGAAATTAAATTTAAAAAAGGTGGGGTTCTAAAAGAGTTCTCTAAAGATTATGTCAATGTTGAAGATAATCTTCTGGCTTTGGAACACCAAGTTCGTCAAACTGCTTTGTACGAAAAGAAGGAAGATTTGCTAAATCCTGCCAAGCATCGTGAGTTGAATGAAGCATATCTTGATATGTTCGTTAAAATGTACGGTGAGCAGTTCGATGTAGATGATTTGAAGGGCGCAAGTGTTGAAACTCTTGAAACCTTGAATGATCTCTACTTAGCCGCTTTAGGTGGTAAACAAGAAGAAAAAGAGACTGCCAAGGGAAAAAAGAAGAAAAAGGATTGACCCCTAAACAAGCGCAAGAAAATTTGTTAGCTTGGGTTCAATCGTTAATGAGTCAAGGATATACAATCCATGACATTAAGAGCATGCGCCTTTCTGATTTTGATTTGATGGTGCAGGCTTTAGAAATAAAAAATAGCAAAGAGGAAGAAGAGACTACCCTTGATAAGGCCTTTCCATTCCTTTTTGGTTAGAAAGGAGAGTAAATGGCAAGTAATATTGGTGAATTAGTCGCAACTGCTACTTTAGATGTCGCTCCTTTCCAGTCTAATATTCAAAGATTAAAGACGTATATAAAAGGCGTTGATAATTCCCTGAAAGCTATGGAAAACAACTTTAAGGGTGCTGGCAAGAATGTCACTAACTTAAAGAGCCTTATGGATCAGACTAGTTCAGCTTTAGGAAATTATCAGAAACTTTGGAACGCCCAAAGCAACCGGTTAAACGAACTAAAAGACCAGATTGGAGAAGTTTCTGAGGCTACTGATGAGCAAAAAAAGAAATTACTAGATCAATCAGTAGCTATGAGTGCTACTGCTGCGAAAATAGCTGAGTTAAAAAATCGCTACGAAGAGTTAGCGAAATCCATGAGACAAGTTTATATCGACGATAATGCGTTCACTAAGTTTGGGAAAAGTGCTCAAGAATTGGGTAATAAATTCAAAAGCGTCGGTGAAAGCGTATCTGGTTTCGGTTCTGCTTTAACCAAGGGTGTGACTGCACCTATTGTAGCTGGAGCAGGGTTAGCTCTGAAAGCAGCAATCGATTATGAGAGTGCGTTCGCTGGTGTTAAAAAGACGGTAGACGGAACACCTCAACAATTTGAAAAACTCAGCGCCAGTATTCGGAATATGGCAAAAGAAATGCCAGCCAGTGCTACGGAAATTGCTGCAGTCGCTGAAGCAGCAGGGCAGTTGGGTGTACCGATTGGTTCAATCGAAGGTTTCACTAAAACCATGATTAACCTTGGTGTATCTACCAACTTGAGTGCCGAAGAAGCTGCAACATCTATTGCTAAAATCGGTAATATCATGCAAGTGTCAGGGGATGACCTTGATAGTTGGTCAGCTAAATTTGGTGCAACTGTCGTAGGTCTTGGGAATAATTTTGCAACAACTGAAAGCGATATTGTTAACATGGCCAATCGTCTTGCAGCATCAGGTAAAATAGCTGGATTGACTACGCCTGAAATCTTAGGTCTATCAACTGCAATGAGTTCTGTCGGTATTGAAGCTGAAGCAGGAGGTACTGCAATGACTCAAACTCTGACTGCTATTTCAAAAGCAGTGTCAGAGGGTGGAAATGATTTAAGGCTTTATGCTGAAACTGCAGGAACAACTGCTGATCAGTTCGCTGAAAAATGGAGAACGAAACCTGCTGAGGCTTTGCAAGATTTCATTAGAGGTCTTGGTAGGGCTAAAGAAGAAGGTAAAGACACCAACAAGATTTTGGACGAACTTGGTCTAACAGGTATCCGACAATCTAACATGTTAAAATCTTTGGGTCTTGCTGCAGAAACCATGGGTAAAGCTATGAATGTAGCGAATTCTGAGTGGGAAAAAGGTACTGCATTAACGGACGAAGCGAACAAACGCTATGAGACCATGCAGTCTAAACTTCAAATGCTCAAGAACCAATTGACAGATGTCGCAATTGAGTTCGGAGGTCCGTTATTAGATGCTCTAAGAGATGGTTTGGAAGCAGCAAAACCTTGGATAAGCACACTAGCAGATTTGGCTAAACATTTCAGTTCATTATCAACTGAGCAAAAACAAAGCATCATTAATTGGGGATTAGCAGCTGCAGCAGCCGGACCATTTTTTAAAATCTTAGGTGGTGGCGTTTCTACTATTGGTAGCTTTATCAATGCAATTGGTAGTCTATCAAAAGGCATTGGTTATATTAGTGGTTCTCTAAAATACCTCAAAGACTTTGGTGGTGCAGCAAACAGTCTTAAAACTGTCGCTGGATCAGCTGGAGCAGTTGAAACTGCAGTAGCAGGAGCAACATCTAGTACAGGAACATTCGCAGGGGCATTAGGCGCTCTTGCAAATCCTATCGGCTTATTAGTCGGTGGTAGCGCCTTACTTGCAGCAGGCTTAGTTTATCTAGGCAACAAAAAAGATGAAGCTAGAATAAAAACTGAAGAATTTGGTTCTCAGTTGAGCGATACCGCAACTAAAGAATTAAGAGCATTTCAAAGCAAGGTAGATGATACTAGTACAGCAGTAGCCAATTTCGGAACTCACGCTGGAGATGCGGAAAAGGTTTCTGAAGCTTTCAGAAAACTTCATGAAGAGGTTGCTTCAGGAGCTGAAAAAGCTAGTAAGCGTATGGAAGAATTGGCTAAGAAGTGGGGTATTAGTGATGAAGCAATCGCTAATATGAAAGCACGAAATGAGCAAGTTGTTTCAAACACCGATGCAATGGCTAATCAGGTTAGCGAAATTTACAAACGTCATAACGGAGATGCTCGGAAATTCTCTCAAGAAGAAAAAGATATCGTCTTAAATAACCAAAAAGAGATGGTTAAAGCTAGAATCGAAATGATGGAGTTGTCAGGCGACCAACAAAAAGCAGCAATCCAAGCATTAAATGGAGAGATTAGCACCCTAAACGAGACCCAACTAAACCACACTAAAGATGTTTTGAAAAAGGCTCTCGATGAAGAAAACCAATTATACAAAACATCAAAAGATGAGTTAAAACAACTCTTAGATGGTAAAGTTCTTGATCAAGAAACTTACAACCAAAAACTACAGACTCTAGAAACTAACCATCAACAGACGATGGAAGCGCTAGGGGTTAAGTATTATCAAGTTATGCAAAATCTTGACGCAAAACTAAAAGCTAGAACTGGCCAAAACTGGAATTACTGGGAAGAAGCTAAAAAGGTTCTAGAAGAGTATGGTTTGTCTTATGAATTGATTGGACAAAAAGCTGCAGAAGCTTCTCAAAAAATGGGCGATTCTCATAGTATCCTTGCTAAATATACTAGTGATATGAGTAAGGAAACGAGAGAGGCCAATGACGCATGGTCTTTGTTGGTCGGTAATATCAACGCAAACGGTAATTTTGAAGTTAAATCCAATGTAAAAGAAGTAATTGGAGAAGCAACTCAATCTGCTGAAGGTTGGGGCAATTGCAATTTATTGCTAAGAATGCCAACTTAAATTCAAATGCTCGAGTAACGATTGCTGAAGCACTTGTCGAATCTGGTAAGTGGTCAAGCATGACTTTGGAAGAAAAGCAAGTCATTGTAGATAATAAAGCTGGATTGCAAGCTATTTTTGATAGCGAAAGCAACTTAAAAGCATGGAATAGCATGCCTGTTCATATCAAAGAACTATTCTTAAAGAATGAGAGTGTGATTAATAGCGCAACTGAGGCAACGAAACTATTAAGTGAATACGATGCACTGAAACCAGCTCAGAAAGAATTCTTAGCAAATAGTCAATCCTTCCAAACAGAAGTAACGAATTCCAAAGCTGGTCTGTCTTTATGGAATGAAGCGTCAGTATTCGTTAAGAACCTAACAGCGGATTCTTCTAATTTTACAAGTACGTTGAACAATGCCAATATTGGTTTGAATTATTGGAATACTTTATTCCCGTCACCTAAACTGTTGCAAGCAGAAGATAAAACTGCAGGAGCAGTAGCGAGCGCCCAAGCTAGTGTTAACTCGCCTGCGCAAACTTCTCCTATCAGTATTAACGCTACTGATGAAACAGGAGGTGCTTCACAATCTGCCACACTTAGCGTTAACTCTCCTTATCAGTTAAAACCAATTGATATTAACGCTGTTGATTTGACAGGAAATTCTTCAGCTGCTGCAAGCTCTGGAGTAAACGCAGTCAAGCAAAATAGCCCGATTGATATCAATGCTACAAACAAAACGCAAGGAGAAGCGTCTGCTGCAAGCAGTGCGGTCAATGCAGTTAAGCAGAATGGTCCAATTGATATCAATGCTACGAACAATACTGGTGGAGGTATCAACAGTGCTTGGGCATCTTTAAATTCATTGCCAAGTATTAAATTTATCGACGTAGTTACAAGGTTCTTCACGCAAAAACACGCCAAGGGTACAGATAATCACCCAGGTGGTTTAGCGATGGTCAATGACCAACGAGGAACCTTGTATAAAGAGTTGGTTACATTGCCGGACGGAACTTCATTTATTCCGCAAGGCCGTAATGTTACTTTACCACTTCCACCTGGAACAAAGGTCTTAAAAGCTGGTAAAACTCGTAGCTTGATGAATAGCTTGGGTATGCCTAACTATGAAAAAGGGATAGGGTTTGAAGATACTAAAATTTCTCATCTAACCAGACGTTTTCAAGAACTCAATTCGAGAAATCGAAGTTCTAGTTATCCTAAATCTACATATTCTAGTAGTGGTTTCGCTAACCATTCAGAGGATAGTAGTGGTAAAGCTATCGTGACTGAGCTTGTCAGCTTGAAAGAAAGTGTAGAGTTTTTGCTTGGAAAATTATTAGATAAGGATTCCAACACTTATCTAGATGGTCAAGTAATCGCAGAGAACTCTTATCGCTATCAAGGAAATATTATGAGAAGAGAGGGGATTTAATGGCGAATTATTTAAAAGTGAATGATTTTTCAACAACTAAATTAAGAAATTGTGTGGTCATAGATTTTGGAACGATACATTCTGCCAGCCCTCGTTTCACAGAGCAAACGAAACCGTATGGTATGAATGGTAGCTACAATCAAGAAGAAGGTGCTTTCGACAATTACGAGCGAACTGTACGAGTGTTCTTTGAGCGCTTCGCTGATTTGGCCACCTTGGTTGAAAAGTTTCAACCAGTTGGGAATCGTTTAGAGTTCAGCTACCAGCCTGATTCATTTTTTTACGCCGATTTCTTAGATACCGAAATTATTCCTAAAGGAATGTATGGTTGGGAATTAGCGATCAATTTAGATATGCAACCATTCCGTTATCAAAAAACTGTAGAACCTGTGGTTCTGACTGCATCTGGTACAATCACAAATCTTGGAACAATCTATTCAGAGCCTATCGTCGAGGTTGAGGGAGATGGTGATATCTCTCTTACAATTGGGCGTAAGACCATGTATTTAGCGATTAAGACCAAGGCTACGATCGATTGTAGGCAAGGCAAGCAGAATATCTATAACGCAACCGGAGCAGTCCAGAACACGCTTCGTAAGCGTGGAGGGTTCTTGGAGATTCCGACTGGCAAAGTTGGTGTTTCATTTACTGGAACCGTCCGTAAGATTACTATTCGACCGAATTGGAGGTATAAGATTTGATTTATTTAACAAATGGAAATATGCCTCTGAATGCAGCTTATGCGGATGAAATTGTTCAAGAAGATAACAGTACCTACCAATTGACCTTCCGATTTCCGACCTCGGATTCGTTGTGGGAGAAGCTGAAGGAAGAGACATTCCTTACGGCTGATGACCTACACGGTGAGCAGGATTTCGTCATTTTTGAGGTTGAGAAGAAGCACGGCTATATTCAAGTCTATGCGAATCAAGTATTCACTCTCTTGAATAACTATGTGGTCAATCCGATTTCTTTGGATAGGCAGACTGGTTCGACTACCTTGAGTCGCTTCGCTGGAAGCATAACTCGAGATAATCCGTTCTCATTCTTCTCTGATATTGAAGATAGACATACTTTCAATGTTGGCTCTAAGAATGCTATGGAGGTATTTGCGAAAGATAAGCATTCTATTATTGGCCAATGGGGTGGTGACCTTGTGCGTCATGGCTACCAGGTTCGACTTTTAAAAAATGGTGGTTCAGAGAATGAATCGCTTTTTATGTACAAGAAAAACCTGTCTAGCTATCAACACAAGACATCTACTAAGTCTTTGAAGACTCGAATTACCTTCAAGACTACCGTTAAAGGTGAGGGAGAAAAGCCAGTCGATAAGCATTACAAAGTGGTTGTCGATAGTCCACTGATTAACAAATATAGTCAGATTTATGAGGATGTTGTAGAGGTCAACGACCAGGACGTAGTGGATGAAGCAACCCTCTTAAAATACGGCAAACAGTATTTCAGAACAACATTGTGCGATATGCTCGAAGATAGCCTTGAGCTTGAGGTTGTCGGTCAGAGTGACGTGCCTGTCCAGATGTTCGATATTGTGAGTATCTTCCACGAGCACTACAATCTTGACGTGCGCAAGAAAATCACCAAGTACACCTATTCGCCGATGGCCAAGAAGCTGAAATCTATTGGATTCGGTCAATTCCAGTCAGGTCTTGCGAATGCAATTAGCAACGCAGTGAGTGATGCCGTCAAGGGTGAAACCCAACAACTTCAAGATGATTTTGAAAGGCAGTTAGCCAGAGAACTCAAGAATGCTGATCTTGCTTTTGATCGCAAAGCTGAAGAACTAAAAAATGAGTTCGAAGATGGGTTGAATGTTACCAAAGCTAAAGCCGAAGAAGTCAAGAGACAACTCTCTGACACTATCGACCAGCGCTTTAGCAGTTTTAACAACGGCCCATTACAAGAAGCCAAGCGCAGGGCTGAAGAGGCCTTGCGAAACGCTGGCGCAAGCAGCTTACTAGCTCAGGAAGCTAAGCAGATTGGGTTGGATTCGATTGCCAAACTTGATGAGTTTAAGAGACAGGCTACGAGCGCTCAGACGGCTCTGTTGGGTGATTTGGATGTCTTGAAACTAACCATCGCGAACGATATTCGACCGAAGCAGGCGCAGGCTGAAGCTGAGATTGCCAAGCAAGTTGAAGCACTTAACAAGACCAAGAATGAATTGGCTGGTGTGAAGTCAGCGCAAGCGACGTATGAAGAGACGACGACGCGTAGACTGGCTGAGCTGACCAACTTGGCCAACGGTAAGGCTAGCAAGTCAGAACTCACACAGACAGCCGAGGAGCTAGCTAGTAAGATAGCGAGTGTTGAAGTTGGTGGCAGAAACTATTATCGAGATTCCGAGAAGATTCGAACAAGTACGCGTTTCTTCTCATTCCCTCTACATCTATACCTGACTCAAGAAAATGTCGGGGAGACTTGGACTTTATCATTTGATCTAAAAATTAATGAAGGTGGCGAAATTCGCCCTCTACATTTTTATCACTATCAAA